AGACTCTAAGGCCGCAGGCCGCTGGGATATTTCTGGTGGCGGGGAATACTTTGCTGTTGGTGTAGGCGGTGCGATGACAGGGCGCGGTGCGGACCTGTTGATAATTGATGACCCGCACTCAGAAACGGCGGGTATTCTCCCCACCAACGAATACTTTGACAGCGTCTACGAATGGTATTCGTCTGGTCCGAGACAGCGTCTCCAGCCGGGTGGGGCAATTATCATCGTGATGACACGCTGGCATGAGCGCGACCTGACGGGTCAAATCCTCAAGGCTAGTGAGGAGCGAAAGGGCGCGGACCAGTGGGAAGTCATTGAACTTCCCGCGCTTTACGAAAGTGGCGAACCCTTGTGGCCAGACTTCTGGAGCAAGGATGAACTTGATGCGCTGAAGGCTGAACTACCGCTGAGTAAGTGGCTGTCCCAGTATCAACAGAAGCCAACCGCAGAAGAAGGCGCACTAATCAAAAGGGAATACTGGCGTAAATGGGAAAGGTCCAGTCCCCCTGCATGCAGTTACATAATCCAATCAATAGACACGGCGCACACCAAGAGCGCACGGTCCGACTACTCCGCTATAACGACTTGGGGGATTTTCGACCACCCAAACGAGGATGGTCAGACTGTGCCAAACATCATTCTTCTGGATGCAATAAATGAAAAACTTGAGTTTCCCGAACTTAAAAACCGTTCTCTCGAACTCTATTATGCTTATGAGCCTGACAGCTTCATTATCGAAGCAAAGGCGGCGGGTCTCCCGCTTATTCAAGAACTTCGCGCTTCAGGTATTCCTGTTATGGATTACACTCCGAGTCGCGGTCAAGACAAACTTTCGAGAGTTAACGCGGTTTCTGACATCTTCGCCAACGGTATTGTATGGCATCCAGAAACTAGATGGGCTGAAGAAGTCGTTGAGCAATGCGCGGCATTTCCTCAAGGAGCGCATGACGACCTTGTGGACTGCACTACGCTTGCGCTGATGCGGTTTCGTCAGGGTGGGTTCCTCAGCCTCGTATCAGATTATGAAGAAATTGACGATGAGTGGCGTTCCCCAAGACGCGAACCTTGGTATTAAGGAATTAGAGCATGGCCGAAGAAGCTGAAAAGCTAGAAGATGATGTGATGGGTATCGGGGTTATTAACCCTGAAGCCGTTGTAATTCAAGATGATGACGGCTCTGTTGTGATTGATTTTACGCCTCCTGAGGAAATGGAAGGTGATAACATCCCGTTTGGCGCGAACCTCGCAGAGTTTATGGAAGACGGGGAGTTGGCTGTGTTGGCTGACGAACTGGTCTCGCTTTACGAGGAAGACCGCGCCTCCAGACAGGAGTGGGAAGACACCTATATTGACGGTCTAACCCTGCTCGGCGTGAAGATTGAGGACCGCACAACGCCATTTGATGGCGCATCTGGCGTTACGCATCCCATCCTAAGCGAGGCGGTAATCCGCTTTGTCTCTCAGGCCATGATGGAAATATTCCCAGCAAACGGCCCAGTAAAAACACAGGTTGTAGGGAAAAGCACCCCAGAGAAGTCTCAGCAAGCCCAGCGTGTTCAGAACTATATGAACTATCTCCTGACCGAGGAGATGGAAGACTACCGACCATCAATGGAGCAACTGCTCTTCAAGACTGCATTGGCCGGTTCAGGTTTCAGAAAAATTTACTACGACCAAACCTTTGACCGCCCTGAGAGCATCTTCATCCCGGCAGAGGACTTTGTGGTCAGTTACGGAACGACAGACCTTTCGTCTTCAATTCGTCACACGCATGTGATGCGGAAGACAGACAACTTCGTCCGCAAGATGCAAGTCAATGGCTTCTATCGTGATGTCGATATTGGCGATTCAGCGGGGGATACTACTGATGTCCAAACAAAGTATGACGAACTCACAGGCGTCACGGAAGTCAGTCAGGGAGGTCTTAGAACAGTCCTTGAAATACACACAGAACTTGACCTCGAAGGGTTCGAGGACATGGGGGACGATGGAGAGCCAACAGGAATTGCCCTCCCATATGTCGTCACAATCGACTACCAGTCGAATACCATCCTTGGAGTTCGCCGCAATTACAATGAGGAAGACCCACTAAAACGGCCCCTCAAACACTTCGTTCACTACAAATTCCAGCCGGGGCTAGGGTTTTATGGTTTCGGCCTTATACATCTCATTGGCAGTATCGCTAAGTCTTCCACCTCAATTCTGCGTCAACTCATTGATGCTGGAACGCTCTCCAACCTTCCTGCCGGTTTCAAAGCAAGAGGGTTGCGGATTAAAGGTGACGATAGGCCAATCGAACCCGGAGAGTTCAGAGACATTGATGTTCCGGGTGGGGCCATAAAAGACAGTATTCTACCTCTTCCCTTCAAAGAGCCATCAGGAACTCTTGCTCAATTGATGGGGGTACTGGTTGATGAGGGCCGGAGGTTTGCATCTATTGCCGACCTGAACATTGGGGAGGGTAATCAGCAGGCACCGGTGGGAACAACGCTCGCTTTGATTGAGCGGTCTATGAAAGTGATGAGCGCGGTACACGCCCGTTTACACAACTCACTACGCCGTGAGTTCAAACTGCTCGCCGGTATTATCCGGGATACTTTAACCTCGTACCCTTACGATGTTGATGAAGACCCTATCATTCTTCAGCAGGACTTTGATGACCGGATTGACATCATTCCAGTTTCAGACCCCAACGCCACATCCTTTGCCCAGCGCATGATGCAACAGCAGGCCGCGTTGCAGACTGCCGCTCAAGCCCCACAGTTGTATGACCTTAGAAAACTTCACCGCAGTTTTCTTCAGACAGCGGGAATGGAGGATATCGACAGCATCATCCCAGACCCATCTGATGTCCCAGTGTTTGACCCAATCTCTGAAAACGCTCGGATGATGTCGAATGCTCCGGTAAAAGCCTTTGCATATCAAGACCATGACAGCCACATTGCGTCTCACATGAGCCTAATGCAGGACCCAACGCTTCAGCAAAACCCAATGGGCAAGCAGATTGCGGCGGCAATATCAGCGCATATCTCTGAACATATGGCTCACAAGTATCGCAACGAGGCAGAACAACTCATGGGCGTAACCCTGCCGCCTCTTGGTGATAAGGACGCTGAGGGTATGACTGAGGAAATGGAGAGCAAGATTGCCTCTCAGGCCGCGCAAGCCGCCGCTCAGATTACCGGCAAGGCACAACAGCAGGCTGTGCTGGAACAGCAAATGGCGGCGGCGCAAGACCCTGTCATCCAGCAACAGCAGGCAGAACTCCAGATTGAGCAAGCCAAGATACAGCAGAAGGCTCAAGAGGCTCAGATGGATGCTCAGGTAGATATTCAGAAGGCTCAGATGCGTAACTCTCTTGAGGAGCGGCGTCTCATGCAACAGCGGGAAATTGCACAGGCCAAGATACAGGCAGACCTCTTAAAGTCTGGCAGAAATTAAAGTCGGCATCACCCAGTAACTGCATGATATAAGTAAGTTAGGAAATTATACAGTGAGTCATCCTGATACAATTAAGTTTTCAGATGAGCTTCGTTCATCCCTTCGCCGGTACATGAACGAACTCACAGACAATGTTGCTCTTGGAGGGGCTAAGTCCTTTGAAGAGTATCATCGAATTGTGGGCCAGATAGAAGGACTTGCAATCGCAGAGAGGGAACTATTGAGCCTTCTCTCGAATACCTCTGATGAGGATTAACGGTTCAGTCATCCGCTAAAGACTGCAAGCACGGAGTGTTTACACATGACATCGGTATATTCTACCGCCGAGGTTGTCATCCCAGACAACCCGCCGGAACCAATGGGTTATCACATCATGATTGTGATGCCAAAGGTTCAACAATCTACAAAGGGTGGGGTTCTTTTGCCTGAGAGTGCGAAGAGCCGCGAAGACATTGCTTCCATTGTCGGAAAAGTTGTTAAAGTCGGCAAGGACGCTTACCCCGAAACTGATTCACGATTTGCCAGCGGCCCATGGTGCCAAGTTGGTGATTGGGTGATGGTCAGCAAATACGCTGGGCATCGCTTCGAGTTTGACGGCATTGAGATGCGTATTCTGAACGATGACGCAATCTTGGCCGTTGTTGATGAACCATCTAAAGTTTCGAGGGCTACAGCATGACCGCCGATGAAAAGGATTTTGATGAAGATGAACTGGAAGTTGAAGTGGAGGAAACTGAAGAAGAAGTTTCGGAAACTGAAACGGAAAGTCAGGAGGATGATGGGGATGAGGACGCTGTAGAAGCGTCTGAAGAAAAGAAACCCCGTCAGTCTAAATTTAAGAAGCGCATTGATGACCTAGTTCACAAGCAACGCGAGGCAGAACGCCAGCGTGATGAATACTACAAGGTCGCGCAGAAAATGATAGATGAGAACAACAAACTCCGTCTATCTGCGAAGCAATACTCAGAAAGTTCTGCTGAGGAAATGGAAGCCCGGTTGAATACCGAACTGGAGCAAGCCAAGTCAGCGTACCGCAAAGCCTACGAAGAAGGTGATGCGGATGCAATCCTCGAAGCGCAGGACCGGATGTTCAAGGCCAATGCTCAAAACAGCCGTCTGGAAAAGTTGCGTGAAGAGGCAAACAGCCCTCGGTTTACCGAAGAGGCCCCCAGCCTAGCACCACCGCCAGACACACGGGCTATTGAGTGGGCTAGTCGTAATCCATGGTTTAACCAAAATAAGGTTATGACCAGTGCGGCTTACGCTATTCATGATGAGGTTATTGCCAAGGGTGTAAGCCCAGACGGTAACCCAGATGAATACTACGAAAGCGTAGACCGCCGGATGAGGGAAGAGTTCCCTCAATACTTCAAGGACCAGAACACGGACACTTCTGGTCGCCGCAAAGGCGGTTCCGTAGCACAGGTTGTTACGCCGGGTGGAAACGAAACAAGTCGTTCCAAGCGAGTCCGATTATCACCTTCACAGGTGGCCGTAGCGAATAGGCTAGGTGTTCCTCTTGAGGAATACGCCAAACAATTCGTTGCGCTCGATAACTAGGAGACACAGTGATGTCTGATACAGCAAAAGCATCCCGTACACCCCGTTCAGTTGAGAAGCGTGAACAGGAGTTACGCCCCCAATCTTGGTCACCACCAAACATGCTCCCGGACCCCCTGCCAAAAGATGGCTTTCAATTCAAGTGGGTTCGCATTTCAACACAAGGTCAAGACGACCCAATGAACTACTCCAAGAAACTCCGTGAGGGGTGGGAAGCAGTTCCGGTTGAAGATGCTCCAGAGATGGAACATCTAGTCTTGGACCCCAACCCTCGCTTTGAGGGAAAAGTTGAAGTCGGTGGCTTGCTTCTCTGTCGGATGCCCGACCACATGGCACAACAACGCAACGAATACTACCAGCGTCAGTCTTCAGACGCCATTCACTCCGTTGACAATGCCTTGATGCGGGAATCCAACCCTCGGATGCCGATTAACTCGCCTGAGCGTTCTAGTCGCGTGTCCTTTGGTAAAGGCTCCTAACATTCGGTTGGGGGCTTCAATCTAACCTTTAGGGAGAGACATAATGTCTACTACTTCAGCCCCCCGTGGCCTGAAGCCGGTCGGTCTCCTTGGGGGTATGCCGTTTGCTGGCTCAACTCGCTCACTCCTGATTAAGAGTGGTTATGCAACGGCTATCTTCAATGGTGATGTTGTCGGCTTCGCTGATGTCACAAACTCTACAGACGATGGTTACATTGTCCGTGAGACAGCCGCTGGTGAAGTTAATCCTATCGGTGTTTTCATGGGTTGTTCTTACACAGACCCAAACACCGGCCAGATGACACACAGCCAGTATTACCCCGGTGGCATTGCCGCATCGGATATCCGTGCGGTTATCGCTATCAACCCATTCACTCTTTACGAAGTCCAAGCTGACGGTGCAGTTGCTCAAACCGCACTGGGTCAAACTGTTGACCTTGTTCAGACTGCCGCTGGTTCCACAACCACAGGCAATTCTGGCATGCAGGCAGATGCTTCTACAGCCGCTATCACTGGTGGTTGCTGGCGCATCGTAGACTTTGTTGACCGTCCGGGTTCTGCTGTTGGTGATACCTACACCGACATCATCGTAATGATGAACCAGTCAGAACATGCCCTGATGGCCGCAAGCATCACATAAGGGAGAAGTAAAATGGCTATTGCAAGAGCGCAATTGATGAAAGAGCTTCTCCCCGGCCTGAACGCACTGTTCGGCATGGAGTATGCTCGTTACCCAGAAGAGTGGAAGTCATGCTTTGAGGTTGAAAACTCAGAGCGTAGCTTTGAAGAAGAAACCAAATTGAGTGGCTTCGGTCAGGCTCCAGTTAAGCAGGAAGGTGCCGCCATCACTTATGATGACGCACAAGAGGCTTACACCAGCCGATACACTCATGAAACCATTGCTATGGGCTTCTCCATCACTGAAGAAGCGGTTGAAGACAACCTGTACGACAGCCTGTCTGCTCGTTACACCAAAGCACTGGCCCGTGCATTCCAGCACACCAAAGAAGTTAAGGGCGCAGACCTGTTCAACTCTGGCTTTACCGGCCAGACTGGCGGTGACGGCGTTACCTTGTTCAACACTGCACACCCACTGGTAAACGGTGCCACCAACGGCAACCGCCCATCAGTCGCTGTAGACCTGAACGAGACTTCTCTGGAAGCGGCCATCATCGCAATCGGCAAATGGACAGACGAGCGTGGCCTCAAGATTGCCGCCCGTCCAACCAAGCTGGTTATCCCATCAGACCTTCAGTTTGTCGCTGAACGCCTGATGAAGTCTGAACTGTCAACTGTTGCTGGCGGTACTGCTGGTGCTGATTCATTCGCTAAGAATGACATCAACGCTATGCGGTCAATGTCTGCAATTCCGGGCGGGTACATGGTTAACCACTACCTGACCGATGTTGACGCATGGTTCCTCGGCACGGACATTCCGAATGGCTTTAAGCACTTCGTCCGCGTACCAATGAAAACCAGCATGGAAGGCGACTTCGAGACTGGTAATGTACGGTACAAAGGTCGTGAGCGTTACAGCTTCGGCTATTCCGACCCGCTGGCCTACTACGGCTCACCGGGTGCCTAACACTCTGGAGGGGCGGGGAAACTCGCCCCTCTTTTTTGCTATTCGGAGGAACTAATGTCAGACATTACCGCAACAACCGTTACCGCTGACGGTGTGGCCGTCAACCACGCGGCACGGGTAAAATCAATCTATTATATCCGCACATCCACGGCTGGCTCTGTAGTTCTAAAGGATGGCGGCGCAAGTGGGTCAACTCTTCTATCGTTGACAGTACCCGCTACTGAGGCAGGGGAAGACGAGAGTAATGTTCTCTCCATTCCATCTGACGGCATTCGCTTCTCGACAAATGTATATGTCGATGTGACCAATGTTAGTTCAGTGACCCTGTTCCATGCCTAGTAAACATCCGGGAGTTAAGCGTCTCCCATCCGGCGGCATAGAATATAGAGGCAAGAAATTCGCAGGCTTCAACAAGCCGCGCCGTTCTGACCGTCCGGGCAAGAAGGGTATGGTCCTAGCTAAAGATGGGGACCAAATCAAACTAATTCACTTTGGCGCAAAGGGTTATGGTCATAACTATTCCTCTGCGGCCAGAAAGTCCTTCAAGGCTCGCCACGCTTCCAACATCAAAAAAGGAAAGATGTCTGCGGCCTATTGGGCAGACAAACAACTGTGGGCTGGCCCCAGCGGTTCCAAGAAGTCTCCTCCGAAAGGCAAGAAGGGGAAATACTAATGGAGCCGGTAGAGGTAACCCTTGCTCGTTTAGAGGAACGAATCAAAGTCCTCTCTGATGAAGTAAGGCATGTTCACGAAGAAGTTTCAGACCTGAAAGCGCAAGCCAACCGCTGGAAGGGTGCGTTCTGGGTCATGGTAGCCGTAGGCGGCGTTGTTGGTTCTTTCGCACATGTATTTACAAGTTGGTTCAAATGACGATGTCGAGGTCTAACATGGCAAACCAGACAAACCCTAAAAAGGGACCGATGAAAACCCCCAAGTCTAAGGCTCAGGCTTTTGCGGAATACCGCAAAAAGAATGGCGAGTTTCACCCCGCTGACCCTAAGAACCCAATGAACGGTGCTGACCGCACTGCTTCTTTTGAAACCATGGAAGAGTGGTCAAAGAAAAACTCAGGCATGAAATATGGTGGCAAGCCAAAGAAAATGATGAATGGTGGTGCCACTTGCAAGGGTATGGGTGCGGCAAGTAGAGGCGGTAAATACCGCACAGCATAAATGCAACATGTCTTTTTGCTTCTGGTGTACCTCGGCACTGGCGATACGAGGTCACTGATAAGCAATGACATGTATTTTGAAGATATCAACAGATGCAATTATTTCGCCAGCAAGATTTCCCAGAGATATGGGAACTATAGGTATTACGACCACATAGACCCAAGGGATAGAGTAACAGCCTACTGCGTTCCCAAGAACATAGAAAAGGGGTCTGTAACCACTTACTGATTGCGGGGAAATGCGGTGCTTGCAGAACTTGCGGCGGCTAACGCGGCGTTTGCGATTATAAAGCAAACCGTCTCCAATTCTGGGGATTTGCTAAAGGCAGGCAAAGCTATATCGGACTTTGTTAATGCAAAGGATGAACTTCAGAAACGAGGAAACAAAAAGAAAAACTCGATTTTCAGAAGCCCTGAAAAAGCGAATGCTCTGGAGGAATTTCTCGCTCTTGAACAAATTCGGGAGCGTGAGGAGGAGTTGAAGCAGTATATGATTTACTGCGGCAGGCCCGGCCTTTGGAACGACTGGATTAGGTTCCAAGGAGAAACGCGAGTACGGCGTCAGGAGGAGGCTAAGGCCCTAGCCCAACGCCGAGAAGAACTAATAGAGATGGGTGCTATAGGCCTTGTAATACTTTGTATTGCTGGGGCTGTGTTGGCATTCATTTGGTTTGTGATAGTTTTGAAAGGGACCTGATGGCTACCAAGGGAACGGCAACGAAGCGTGACCCTAAGAAATGGGCGGCGGCAAAGGCTAGAGCAAAAGCGAAGATGGGTGGAAAACACTCAGCAAGGGCTATGCAACTCGCTGTTAAATACTACAAAGATGCCGGTGGTTCTTACGCTGGCAAGAAAAAGTCTTCCAACAAATTGTCTAAATGGACAAAGCAAAAGTGGAGAACGAAGAGTGGTAAGAACAGCACACTTGGCTCTAAAGCAACGGGTGAACGCTACCTCCCGGAGAAGGCAATCAAATCTCTTTCATCAAAAGAGTATTCCGCAACCTCAGCGGCAAAACGAAAAGGAACCAAGGCTGGAAAACAGTTTGTTAAACAGCCGAAGAAAATAGCAAGGAAGACCGCTAAGTTCCGCAAGTAATGTGTTATCGCCGCGTCAGGAAGGCGCACAGACACCACAAGCAAACAACAGTCTCCGAGCAGGGACGCTTAACAAAGATTAAGCGGAACCAAGAGCGGAGAGAAGAAACGGCTTACGCTTTAGAAAGTATGAGAGAATGGCTACTTCGGGAACAGCTACATTCAATCTTGATATCCATGAGATAGTTGAAGAAGCCTATGAACGGGCAGGGCTTGGTCGCGCCTACTCAGGTAGCGACTTCCGCACAGCACGGCGTTCCTTAAACCTCCTCGCACAAGACTTCGCCAACCGGGGTATTAACCTCTGGACTGTGGATGAAGCAACGCTATCCCTTACTCAAGGCACAGCGACATATAATCTCCCAGCAGATACAGTTAGCATCCTAGACCACACCATTCGCACCGGCACGGGAGCAACCCAGTCAGACCTTGCAATAACACGCATGGGCCTTGGTGAGTATGCGAGCATCGCGGCAAAAAATTCAGAAGGCCGTCCAGTTAAGATTTATGTCGAGCGTCTTCGGGATTACCCAGTAGTTACCGTGTGGCCAGTTCCAGACAACAATAACTATACACTGGTCTATTATCGCATTCGCCG